ATTAATTCACTATGTTCCCTAAACATCTCAAAAGTATATTCATGTTTTAAATAGTTTAATTTCTTTTCATCTATTTCTTCATGAGTTTCTATTATAAAGGGGTTCATCGTTTTTATATATAACTATATTATATTTTTTTAAATTATAATATTACTAAATATTATATTTTAAAAATATTTCACCTTGTATTATGTAGAGAGATTTTATACTAACATTTTATTTAATCAAACCATTTATGCTAATAAGAATAGATTATTTAGATTATTAAAAAACGCTTTTTCTGCATATAGAGCATTTAGAGTTATTATGAGTTTTTAATTTATCCTTGCATAACTTACAACATAAATGACCGCAATTCAAAACCTCTATATTTTCCTTTGTTAATAGTTCATAACAAATAGGACAATCTTGATAATTCTTAATAGTGTCGTACATCTCTATAAACTGCTTTTTCAAATATTCTAAATCCATGTTTTCACCTCTTTTAATTCTTTCAGTAATTATTCTATGATGATTTCGCAACATATTATATTCACCCACTAAATTAAAGTAATTTTCTCGTAATAAGAAAAATGCCCTCCAACCCGCTTTTGCCTTTTTCTCTAATTTTGCATTATCCATATTATTATATTTATAATATATTTTTTTATATTATAAATAATCTATTAGAATTAATAGGCTTCAATTAATTCTCCACAATCCCTCATAGACACCTTCATAGAAATCCCTAAAATGAATAGTTCATTTCTTTTAATTTTATTAAATGCAATTTTCTCTAAAACTTCCTTTTTATAGTCTTCCTCTAATTTTAATAGTATATTATTAAACTTATATTGAAAAAGTCTATTATTTGTAATAATCTGTGTTGCCATTTCATCAAGTAAAAATAAAGCATATTTTTTTTCATTTCTTTCTTCTCCTCCATTATATAAATATTCCCGCCCTTCATCATATAACAATTGAAAAGTCTGTTTATCTTCCTTAAAAATAAGTTCTGCTCTTTTCATTAGTTCTTCCTCTAATGGGTCAAAAATGAAATCACCACCTTCACCACTCCCAAACATACTAAACCCTTTATTATCTTCCGTCTGTTCTTCGTACGGCGTTAAATGGCTTAAAACAAACTCTCTATAATAAGAGCCATACGGATTAAAAAGGCGGTTTTTAATGAGATACTCATCTAACATGGTCTCCATAATCATATTTTCTAATTTGGAAATCATAACGGCACTCATCTCTGCATATATATATAGAGGGTTGTCTTTAAGTCCTTTTAATATATATATATAAATTAACAATTTACAAAATGCTTCTAACTTCAACTTCATTATTGCTTATATCTATAACCTTTTTAATTATATAGTAAATATCCATTTTATATATAATTATAATATTTTAAAGATTGATTTCTAAACATTAGAGAGATTTGGCGGATTAATAAAATCATTATGCTTTTTTGTTGCTAAATGATGTACTCTATTGTCTTGTCTATAAAGGCTTCCACATTCGCAAGTAATTCGCATTTGCTTCCAATCAACTCTATCTTCTTTTGATAAATAACATTTTATAGTATTTAAGTCAGCATTTAAGGCTTGTCTATGTTGCTCTTCTATTTGGTTCGCTTGACTTGGTTTAAGATTTGCTTTATTTTCTATTAATAATATTTTAAAGGCATTTGTTCCACCATTCTCTCTAATGTAATTATAAACTTTACGATTTAATCCTTTATTAACATAATTAACATGTTCTCTAAACCTTTTAACAATAGGGCGTTTAGTCTTGCCGACATATATCCCCGTTGTTAATGCATCATTAATAGGCTTTATTTGATAAAAGTTATAATCACACTCTTCACATACACTCATTTATATATAATAGTATTTTATATTATTTTTTTACAAATCAAACTTATAAATTAGAGAGATTTAATTGTAATTTTGCTTCATTAAATAAATAACATAATAAATCTTGCGGAATTGAATATCTTTCATTTAAAGTAGTTTTATCTCTATATATAGTATGTTTATTAAACTCTTTTTTCATAGCAATCCCTAATCTAAAATCATGACTTTCACAAGAGCATAGTTTATTTTTTAAATCTAAATTAGTCCATATTCTCGTTGGTTTTTTATATTTATAACCAAAAGCACAATAATCAAATCTAAAACTTTTTATAAGTTTCATTTCTTCTATATTTTTCATAGCACTATTATAAGGATTTTCTATAAAATAAACTTTTGGTTTAAAATATTCAATAATTTCTAATACTTTTAATGGAAAACACCAATTCTCTTTTCTTGCATTATTTAAATCTTCCATGTTCTTCCATTTTCTTCCAATATAAAAATGTTGCAATTCACTAAATATTTTGCATTCGGGCGACGCCCATATAATATCAAAATGATTTTTATCATATTTTTTATAGTCCCAAGTTAATATATCACATGTAATAGTAGGATTATATTTTTTCAATATATCTAAACTTATTACTTCATATTCGGGGTTTGTTTCTTTTAAATAGTTAGTTATTGAACCCGTCCCTTTAAATAACTCTAATACTCTAACCATTTATATTATACTTTATAAAAATATAATAAAAATAACAATTTAAAATATAAGATTAGAGAGATTTAATCATCATTTTTTAATAAGTACGCTTCTTTTTCACTTAAAACAACCATAGGATAAGTTTTGCATATAGTAGTCCAGCGACTATCTAATTTTTTAACCTTTTTTATTTGTTCTTTATCAAAACCAAGATAATTATCTAATAAATATTTTAAACTCCGCCCTCCTAATGATGATGGAAAAATAGTAATACTATGTGCTTCATTTAAAATCCGCTTTGTATCAATCCCCGCTGTTGCAATATGACTTGTATAAATTACACTTGTATTATAATGCCGTCCAGTTTCTAATAAAGCATTTAAAATACTATTAATTTTTAATTTTAACATCTTATTACTAATAACATCAGTATCATCAAAAATAACCATACTATCTTTAAAATCTTCTGCTCCAATATTCTCTCTAATAAAACTATCATCTAATATAAATCTTTGTAATCCTTTAATTTTGTCTATACTGCTGTCCTCATTTATAGAACTAAATAAAAATATCTCATTTTTAGGATATAATTTTTTATATTCATTACAATATAATTGCGTATAATAACTTTTTCCGCTCCCCGATGCACCCGTAATATATAAAATCTGCCTTTCTTGTTGTTTATTTGGTATTTGCTGTATAATTTCAAATGATTTTGTTAAAACAATTTTAGTCATGGGATTATCAATTTCATCTGTCTTATCATTTATGCTAATAATCCTATCTTTTTTCTTATCATTTTTATTAATAACTTTTGCAATTACTTTTCCAATATTTTCATAGTTCATTTTATATATAAATATATATAAAAAATAAACAATTCATTTAAACATTAAATCTCTTTTTAAAATCTTCTAAACTTTCTTCAAATGTCGGTTTATTCCAAAGTAAAAACATGCTTAATGATGCGGGTGTAAAAACATCAGTGTAATCCTCTGTTCCTAATGCTTTATGTCTTTTAATATAATTTGCTTTTTTTGTTAAATCATTATGGTCTATGAATGTTTTGCTAAACTTGCTTCCAAAATGCACTTTAATTAATGTATTATAATTAACCTCAAAAATCGCCATTAGTTTTTTGTTTGCTCTTGTTGATGGTACAACATCAATTAATTTAATATTAACCATATTTATATATATTATTATTTATTTAAATTAAGATTTTTCAAAAACTAATGTAAAAGGATTATCACTATTTAATAGTTTTTCTCTCCATAACCTAATTTCTTCTAACCTTTCTTCTTGTAATTTTTGCTTTCGGGCTTCTTTCTTTTGTTCTAAAATAACTTTTGCATTTGCTTTATAATAAGCAGTATTATATTTTTTTACATAGTCCTTTCTCTCTAAACCTTTATTTTCATTTGTTAAAATTGTTTCATTATCTACATTATGATTAGTAATATCCATTTTATATATATGAAATAGAAAAAAAATATTTAAATTAAAATTAATTAATCCATATACTAACTAATGCGTCGGGTTCTACTTTTAAATCATCGCAACCTTTAATAACCATTTTTTTAAATGCTTCTAAATCCATAAATAAATCTTTCATAGCAATAATGCGTAATATGCACCATCTCCCACATGTATTAACTCCTTTTTTAGATGATTGAAAAGGGGTTCTATTAATTACATATTTATAATCACTTTTTTTAACCAATTTTGTTAAATAGTCCGTCTGTTGTCCTAATAGTTTATTCTTAATTGCACCAAACATGTCTTTTTGTCTATCTATATCCTTTCCATAACTATTAAAACTCTCAATAACATCTCTATATTTTAAAACACATATCCAATGACCCACATTTATTTCTTGTTCTACTAAAATAATTCTAAAATCAATAGATAAAGGCAGTAAATCATCAATAGTTCTATAATTAGCCAACTCATTATATTTCATAACTTCACTATTCCTTCCACTTCCAAAGTATCGCTCCAAATCTGCATCAGTTAAAGGCGTTTCAATTCTTTTTACAACTTCATCAATACTCGGCGGAATAATCAAACTATTTTTAAACATTATACTATAACAAAAGAAAATAATTAAAAATAAGAACCAAAATAAATATATAATTTTTTATTACTTTTTATTAAAGGAATTAATTTCTCATTAATATCATCATTCATCTTATCAATT